GGTTATCCCCTGGGTAGACTGCAACTCCTTCCCACGACAGGTAATGGAGACTAAAGCAGACTTCTCAATCGCGCCGCTAGTCGAGAACACATTCAATAAATGTAAGTCAAGTCTTCGCTTCACTGAATCTTGTGCTGCAGGCCAGGTATTCATGGGATCTGTATTTGATGATTCTCCTTACCTTGAGGCACACCCGATGTCACAGTTCAAGACAGATGTAACCGTTGAAGAAATTGATGATCGTTTTGCCGAACTTTGTAAGAAGGATAATTATAACAAGTTATTAAATTGGCAGTATGACTACATCAATGCTAGCGGTTGCTGGCTTGAGGCTGATAAGCACATCAACCAGTGGCTAGATATGATTGACAACGGTCCTGTAGGAAGAAAACTGATTTAAGATAAATATACTATGAGGACTTTAGAAGAATACGCATTGAATGAGTCGCTTCGCGTTAAGTGGGTAATTCGTAAAGGCAAACGTAAAAAGAAATACGTCACTACCCGTAAAGGTAAGTATCGCGTCGAGTATGACGCGAACGGCAACCCGCACGAAAAACGAATTACTGCCACTGAACGTAGAAAGAGAAAGATCGGTCAACGCCGCGGTAAGCTGAAAAGAAAGGCACGCATTGGCTTGATTGAGCTCAAGCGTAGAAAGTCTTTCGTTGCTCGCCGTAATATGGGTATGCAGTATAACAAAAAGCTACCCGACATCGTTTTATCAAGAGGACCTGGAGGACACGTCGTTCAAGGACCGAAAGAAGACGACAAGACTATCCATCCGAAGTTGCATGAATCGCTGCTGCAAGAAGCGCCGCATTCCTATCTGTTCACTGATGAAAACGGTGAAGATTTCGTATGGGACTTCTATGCGGAATTCGTTAAGGATTCTAGCTGGCTTGAACAAGTCATTGACATCTACACAAAGCGACAGTTAATCTGTATTCGTCCAGACAAGGCATCTGACGAAGCAGACCTTTACGGTTTTGACAACGACATTCTTGACCAGATTACAGACAATCTAACATATAACATCGAGTTCTTGAACATGGCTGCTGACGCATTCGTTGAAGCAGACAAAGATCTTCAAGACCGCTTTCATGACGCAGTTCCTGCTAAACTATTCACTGCAATGTTGCCTATGATCCGAATACTTACAGTTAAGAAGGACAAGGCAGTGGATAAATAAAGTAGAGAGGTTTAAGTTATGAATTTTAGTTTGATAAACCCATTTTCAAACAGATTCTTGCAGGTGTTACCCGACAAGGTTCAGACCCGTGAACAACAGTCAAAGTTGAATTCATTCGGCGTCGGCGAAGACACCCTTGACATAAGCAAGTACATCAGAGGCGTCACTGGACAAGCGGCGCCCGCATATCCGTTTGAACAGAACAACATTATCTTTGACACTGTCTTCTCATCAAAGAGACAGCGTATCAACTTCTATCGTAACATGGCTTTGTTCGCATTCGTTAAGAAGTGCTTGAACATCATCACGAATGAATGCTGCTCAAAGACAGTGACTGGCGAGGTCGCAACATTTGACATCGCAGAACCTTACAAGTCAGAATTTACAGTCACTGAATACGAATCATTGAAGAAAGAATTTGACTGGGTCATCAACGCAGTACTTAAGAAATCAGAAATTAAGTCACTGTTCCGTAAGTGGCTCATTGACGGCGAACTGTTCTTGGAAGTTTGCTTGAACGATGACGAGAACTGCGTTGCTGGTGTAAAGGTCCTTCCGCCTTACTGCACATTGTGCGTCTATGAAGACGGAATGCTTACTGGCTTCGTTCAGGATCCATCGCTTGTTGACCCGAATGGCGCCAAGCAGGACATCAAGACGTTCACCCGTAATCAGATTGCGTATGCGAATTATGGTAACTATTATGGCAACAACCTTAATGACGTTAGAGGTCATCTAGAGGCGGCCGTAAAGCCTATTAACCAGCTTCGCGCTATTCAAGATGCACAGACTGTTTATTTTATCGTCCGTGCTCCTGAAAAGAGAATTTGGAAAATCTATGGCGGCGGCATGGCAACATCTCGCCAGCCTGAATACTTGCAGCAGATTATCAGCCAGTATCGTAGAGACTTGAACCTTGACCCGACAACTGGTCTTGTCAATGGCTCTGCTAATACACAGGCGATGACTCAGGATATCTGGTTCATGCAAGACAGAAACGGTCAGGGCTCTTCAGTTGAAACATTGAAAGGCTCTACTGAGTTCAACGGCATTAACGAAGCACTTCAAGGTTTCCGTGAAGAAGTCGCCGATGCTCTAGAAGTTCCGGCAACTCGTTGGAAGGCTGAACCTGGCTCATCTCAATACGTCCAGGGTATTGACGGTCTATCCATTGATGAAAGCCAGTTCCAAGCTCGCTGCGATGAATTTGCTGAACGCTTTGCTTCTATTATCATGCAGGTCTTTATGGTTCAACTTCAGGTCGCTGGATATGAAGATAAGTATCTCGACTCTATGAAGTATGACATCAAGCTAATTCCTGCTACTGACCGCGTTAAGTTCAGAGCTATGGCAGAGGCTGAAAAGAGATCCGGTATTCTTGGTACAATCTCCACAATGATTCCTACCCGTGGAAATATCAAGGACGATGGCGATGAGGCTCCTCCGATATTCGCAAAGCAGTTTGTATTTGAGGATATACTTGGATTTAAGACTGCCGAATACTTGAAGAATGAAGCTATGCTAGATAGGGAAATTGCTGCGTTGAAGGAAAAGGTAGACGCTGCTAAGGCCGAAGGCGGAGATTCCGAAGAGGTCGATGAAGGCGACATGGAGTTCTAATAACCTCGGTATAAATATAAAAAATAAGGAGAATTAACATGGCCGAAAATGCAATGTCTGTATTTACTACCAAGATCAAGAACGAACAGGACTTGACTAAAACATGGCTTTTCCTTGTCAATTTTAAGTTTGATAACAAAGATCTTGAAGATCTTCTTGATGCAGATGAAATGCTATTGAGAGCAAAGACTGCTACTATCCCTGGCAAATCATTCACCGAATTGACAACCGAGTTCATGGGCTCAAAGCTAGTCTATCCTGGTAAGGCAACCGTTGATGGTGATTTGACAATTCAGTTTGATGAATTCCAGGATATGAAGATCTCTAAGATTCTTCACCGCTGGTCTAACTTGATGTTCAATCACGCTATTGATGATGACATCGATGCAAACGGTGTCACTGGTGGTGCTTATTCAAATTACCTAAAGGATTACTCTGCGACTATCATCGTTGACATTTATGACTCAACTATGACTCACAAGTTGCCAATCTCTTACAAGTTCCGTTTCGCTTGGCCGAAGGAAATTGCTTCTGCTGAATTGAACATGGAAGGCGACTCTAAGTTGACTCGTTCAGTAACCTTCAAGTACTCTACATTTGAAGTAATTTCTAACGTATAAGAGGTATTATGAGAACGCTTGAAACATATTTGGCTAGCGAGGTTGGTGGAGTTCAGCCACTTGTTGAAAGCACTGTCTCCATCGGACAGACTGACAGCATGAAGGGTAACCAGTGCTGCGGACCTCACCACCACGATTATATTCTTTGGGATCCTGCTCAGGGTTGGGGAAAGACTGGTCCTGCACTTGATGAACCGAAGAAGGATTCTATTCACGCTGCGATGCATGAACACATGATTGTAGACGGCAAGGTACTTGAATCTTGCGGACATACGCATGAGTTGAAGGCTCCTATCTACACCGGCGAACATAGCAATTTCGCGCCACAAGCAGTTCAAGTCAAGGAGGTTAATGACTGATGAAACTCAATGAAGCATTAGACAAGTTGAAGAAGGCTGGATTCATTTGTGAAGATACTGACACAGATGATGATGAATACTGGTCTGAGTATAATAAGCAAAAGTTGAATAAGAAAGCATTTGACTATTATAACAGAAACGATTCTTATGGCCATAAAAGAACAAACCGTAGCATATATCTTAAGATCATAATTGGCAGTTTGTATAATCTAGCTAATAAACTTAAAGATGCAGGCATCGCCGTTGGAGAGATTAGAAAGACCTTTGATGTTGATGAAGATCCTACATTGCCAGTAAGTGTCAGCGGAAAGATTGACGGCGAAACTGTAGATGCGGTTGCTTGTTATGGAAATGGCTACGTCATTACAGATGACATTGGAACCGTTCTTAAGGAACTAAAAACCGATGATGAAGTAGTTGATTTTCTTGTTGGACTAAATTAAGTCAATATCCGGAGGGTAAAACCTCCGGTATTTTTGTGTCTTCAAAACAAGAATTTTTACCTACCGCACATAGATAAATAAAATAAGAGAAGGAATTAAAACACCTCTCGGTGTATAAAACAAAATTGGAGGAATAACAATGGATAAGATTATCGAGAAACTATCAGGTGTCCTTTCTCCAGAGGACTTGAATGAAGTCAAAAGCGCATTTGAGTCTGCTGTAGCAGAAAGAGTTCAATCAAAACTTGACGAAGAAACCGCCAATCTTGCCAAGAAGGCCGACGAATTTTGTCAGAAGAAAATTGACGAGGCAGTTGCTCAAAAGACTGCCGAACTCGAAGATCTCGCCAACAAATACTGCGAACAGCGCTGTGCTAAAATTACAGAAAAGGCACAGAAGAAGCTAGATGCACAGCAGAAGAAGTTGGAAGAGGCTGCCCAACAGTACATTTTTGAACGCTTTGAAGAAATGTATAAAGACAAATTGGGTGAAGATCTTGACAATCTCGAAGAAAGCCTACTAACAAATCTTGACAGATGGCTTGAGTACACAATTTCCGAAAAGATAGATCCAAAGCTTATTCAGAAGGCTGCAGTCAATGAGACTTACGAACCGATCATCAATGCTATCAAGAACGCATTTGAAAATCAGTATGTAGCTCTTGACACCACTGGCTCTGCAAAGATCCGTGAAGCAGTCGCCGACGCTGCAGAACTTAGAGAATCTCTAAAGAAGCAGGTTGAATCTGGAATGGCATTGGCTAAGAGACTTGATGAAGCAGAAAAGAGAGCAATCATTGCTGAAAAGACTAGAGGCTTGACCGACGCTCAGTGCGCTCGCGTAAAGAACATGTTTGAAAGCAAGAGCTTTGCTACTACACAGAAGGACATTGATGAATATGTTGCTATGCTCAACGAGCGTGCTCCTCTCATGAAGCGTCCGGCTGCACAGCGTCTCGCGGAAAACAAGAAGCTGAATACTCACTCATTGGACATCCAAGATGAAACACAGGACCTTGTGACTGAAAAGTTTCATCCGAAGAAGACTTTGAGTCAGCAGGAAGCATTCCTTTTGAAAGCTGCTGCTTTTTCAAGAGAAAATTAAAAAAGACACAAATAAATAAAATAAAATGATAAAGAAATTTATCTGAATCATTGATTTTTCACAAAACTCATCGGAGGAAATCGAAAATGAAAGGAGTAAGAAAGGAGATTGTTGACTACTGGTCTCAAGTAGACGAAGGTCTATCAGTAGCTGACATCAAGAATCGCTATATTAAGGAAAACGTCGCTCAGTTGATGGAAAACCAGGTTACTCAGGATATCTATTCTGGTGCCTTGCTTGAAGACTTCGGTATCGGCGTTGGTGCACCTACTGGTGCTGACCAGGGTATCCCACATGGCGGTGACGCTAAGGCAGTGTTTGCTCCAGTTTCTCTAGCTCTAGTTCGCCGCGTTTACCCGCAGTTGTTCGCTAACGTTCTCGTTGGTGTTCAGGCAATGCAGGGTCCTGTTGGCTTGGCATACGCTATGAGAACTGTTTACAAGGACGAACTCGACAAGGGTCGCGTCGTTGAAGCAGCATGGAAGGACGTGCCGGAGTATTCTGGCTTCACTGGTTCTCAGGCTGGTACACACGGTCCTGCAGACAGCGGCTTGGGCGTAGAAACTCAGGAAGCTGAAAAGTGGTCAGTTAACAACCACGACGGTCTCGGCAAGATTCCTGAACTTGCAATCATGTTCAGCCGTCAGCCGATCGTTGCCCGCACTCGTAAGATTGCATCTAGCTTCTCTCTAGAATCTATTGATGACATCAAGAAGATGCAGGGTGTTGACATGGTCAACGACATGGTTAATACATTGCAGTATGAACTTACCGCAGAAATTGACCGTGAAACAATCGCTCGTTGTAAGGCTTTGACTAAGGTCAAGGTATTGCGTCCGGCAGAAACTGACACTGAAGCAGCAAAGGACGATTGGCACGGACGTTGGTCTCAGGAACGCTTGAGCAACATCATCACCCACATCATCGCAGCATCTAACGATATTGCTATCGCAACTCGTAAGGCTCCGGGTAACATCGCTGTTGTATCACCTGCTGTTGCTACTGCATTGCAGTCTTCAACACAGTTCTTCAACAAGATCACAACTGATGTAACTGGTTCTACTGCTACATGTGAAGTTGGTACATTGAACGGCGGTTCTATCAAGGTATACCGCGATGCTTACGCTGTCAACCACGGTGTTGATAACTGCGAAGTTCTTATCGCTTACAAGGGTGCATCTAACGATGACGCTGGTGTAATCTTCTGCCCATACGTAACAGGCGTTGTAAACCAGGCTATTGACCCGAATACCTTCTCACCGAGAATCGGTATCATGACCCGCTATGCATTCGCTAACAACCTTCTTGGTGCTGATAACTACTATCGCACATTGAAGTTCGAAGGCTTGGACAAGAAGATCTCTGGTGATACATACTAATCTTTAACGTATAAAGGAGAAAATTAGAATGAAACCTACAGTTCAAGCACCGGAATTCTATCAGATTGGTAACGATTACGTTCAGGCTCCGCTAAGCGCCTTCTTCGAGGAAGGATCTGCTCTCAGCGGATATAACCCGGACGGATCTGTCTACGAAGTTGAATCTTATCAGGACGGTATCTATCGTCAGTTGTCAAAGACCTTGACAGAAGGCGAATTCTCAGCCGCTCCTTGGAAGGATCCTAAGGGATTCAACAAGCGCACTGTGCTCGTTGACCCGATGGCTCCGATCCCGACCTACACCTCTGGCGACTCTCAGTACTCTGTTGCTGACGTTGTCTACGGTATCGGTCCGGAAGACAAGGCTGGCTCTGCTATCAAGCCTGATAACACCATTCTTGCTAACGAGTAATTAGCAGAATAAATGAATTCGGTGGCTGGTGCACAAAATGCGCCAGCCATTTTTGTCTTTATAAATACAATAAAGTAAAACATTCTTGAGGTGATTATATGAAAAGTGAAAAGCCGATTGCTGCTCCTAATGTGGGCGGATCTCTTACTGATGTCACTGCTGCCGTTCTTGACCAGCAAAACATCAATCTTAAAAAAGAAATTCCTGACAATGCCGTAATGGTCAATTCTGAAATCCTGCCTTCTAAGGGCGTTGCCTACAAGAAGCCAATTTATGTCACTCCGTTGACTACACAGGATCTCAAGAATCTTAACACAATGACCGAGGAAAATGCTACCGCTCGTATCAACGGTGTGCTATTTTCGTGCATACATGGAATATCCTACAAGGACATTCTAGAGGGCGATAAGCTCTGGCTATTGTTCTATATCAGATCTGTAACGTATGACGATTTTCCCATCTTTATTAAGTATAAATGCAAGGAGTGCGGACGTCAAGGCATTCACAAGGTAACTATGAAGAATTTGAACGTTCGTCAACTTAAAGATGACTACGTTCCGTCACTTGAATTGCCGAAGAGCGGCGATAAGTTGACCTTGCGTCTACCGTCTATTCGTAACGAAGATCGTGCTAACTCCTTGAAGAATAACGAACAGTTCAACCAGTCACTTGACCCAGAGTTGCTTGACTTGTGCATCTACATTGAAGCAATCAACGGTGAAGAAGTTAAGACCTTTGATGCCTATCAGTATTTGCTCAAGATGAACGCATACGATTTCTCTGTCTATAGCAACTACTTGCTAGACTATAACTTCGGAATCGTTCCTTCTGTGGAAATTCCTTGTGCTTGTGGAACTACCGTCGTTGAAGGCATTGGATTTACCTCCGATTTCTTTATGCCGAACTTCAGTAAGTATAAAGATCTCTAATACTTGCTTAGACCGGTGGATTTCCCACCGGCCTTTTTGTGTATAAATAATATAAAGAAAAGGATATCTTTATGGCTTTTAATACGCATTACACACGCTTTACATATCAGCAAATGATTGATGACTTCACTAATCGTTTGAAGTCAGATGAAAGATTTAAGAAACTCTCTGCTGCGTCTATTTACCAGATGTTTATGGAAATGCTTACTGGCACGATGGACATGACAAACTTCTATATGCAGCGTGTCGCAGAAGAAGGTTTCATTGATACCGCTAAACTCGACTCTAGCATTATCAAGCATGCAAAGACTTTGGGTTACTGTCCGAAGAAACCGACACCTGCTGAAGCAGAAATTCAGATCGTCATTAAAGGCCCGCTTCCTGCTGAGCTGAAGCCGGGTGCTACAATCTACTTCTCTCAAGAAGACACAAAGCTATCCTTCAATAACAACCCGTTCATGTTGTCAACTGACTATTCATACACCTTCAGCGAAGATGATATTCGTCAAGGTCAGTCATCAACATGGTCAAAGACATTGGTATTCTCTAAGAAGTCTGAAGACATGAAGTACTTGACACTTGCTGGCGTTAAGTACTATAAAGCAGGCAACGTTGAACCGATTAAGTGCTTTCAGGCTGAGTTCACTGATGTAGAGATTAAGGGCACTGCAAACCTTCGTAAA